CCACCAATGAGTTCGCCCCATTCTTCTTTAACTACATCACTCAGTTTCATTATCTTGAGCTCTTTTAATGCCTCTTCTGAAACGATTAACATCCTGATGACGGATACTATTAATTAACCTACGCTCAAGATCACCAGCAGTCTCACTATCATAGTGACGATGTAATTCTTCAAATAGATTAATAGCACTTTGGATAATGCTTTCACCTGTACGTTCTAGTACATGCTTACGGTCGTGTGAATAAGAAACACGATTTAATTCTTCTAGTAGGCTTCTAGTATTCTTTTTCATAGTCGTTCCAGAGCTTTAGTTATATTTATCGTATTATACAATCAAAAAAACTTAATATCAAGTTACTAAAAACTAAATAAAATGTCATTACTAATGACTTAGGCACAAAAACGAAAACTTTTAGGCATTTAGGCTAACAGAGGCAACATGAAATTACCAAAAGATGCGAAGGCTCAAATAGATAGGCTACTTGGCAGGTTCACAAGGCAAATACCAGAGGCTCCTGAGTACCAAGACAGACTCGTCGAAGAATTTGAGATTATTCTCAAACTTCGCTTTACTGATTATTTCCTAACAATTTGCGACGTACTAGCTCTGACCGAGGACATTCCACATATGACTCGGGGTTCAGCAGGGTCTAGTCTTGTCTGTTATCTACTAGGTATTACAGACGTTGATCCCATAAGGTGGCAGATACCTGTTGCCCGTTTCCTAAATCCTTTGAGGGATGATCTACCAGACGTAGACATAGACTTTCCGCATTGGCAACAGGACACTGTGATGCAACGTATCTTTGCAAATTGGCCAGAACGTTCAGCAAGAATCAGTAACTATGTGCTATACAAGGAGCGCAGTGCTCGCAGAGAAGCGGCGCGCCGTCTAGGTGCGTCTGGTAGACTCCCTCGTAATTTTCGTTATGAAGATTTAGACATTGACAAGGAAGAGGCCATGAGAATCGAACACAAATTAATAGGCAAAAAACGAAGCATCAGCAAACACTGTGGTGGTGTGCTGGTATTTGAGAGAAAACTACCCAAGAGTTTATTCAACAAAGACAATCAGATATTATTAGACAAACGTGAAGTAGAAGACTTAGAACACCTTAAGATAGACATACTTGCTAACAGAGGTCTAAGCCAACTTATTGAAATAGATCCTGACACGCCACTGGAAGCATATCCAGAACAGGACTTTGAAACAAGTCAGTTACTATGTAGGGGTGATGTTATTGGCGTAACACAAGCAGAATCTCCTGCAATGAGACGGCTGTTCCGTGCAATACAGCCACAATCAAAAGCAGACTGTGTGTTTGCCACAGCACTCATACGTCCTGTTGCAACTACAGGCAGACAGAAAGCAAGTTTCTTTCAGGACTGGACAGAACAAAGACTAGAGGACACTATTGTATATGAGGATGATGCTATACGTAAGATTGCTAAACTCATAGGCTGCGACTTGTATGAAGCAGACATGTACAGACGTGCGTTTGCTAAGAAGGATGAAGAACGTGTAATAGAATTTATGAGTCGAATGGGCGAACATGCTGACAAGGAAGCAATCATACAAGAGCTGTATGGACTGGGTAACTTTGGACTGTGCCGCGCTCATGCTGTAAACCTGGGTAGACTTATTTGGGCACTTGCATATCAAAAGGCACACAACCCACTAAAGTTTTGGCAGGCTGCACTCAAGCACTGTCAGGGATCATACAAGCGTTGGGTACACAAGCAGGAAGCAAAAACAGCAGGTTGGGATCTACGTGATCTTGGATATGAGAATGGAATATGTGAGTCACCTGTTACACAATACAAACGCAATGGCTATTGGTCACAGCCAGAGTTTATGCCCAATATGTTTGTACAGGAAACCTATTTGGACCGTGTAAACTTTGCAGGGCTTGTAGCAAATGGGCGTGTATTCAAGGGTGCAGAGGGCAAGTATGTCACGTTTGTTACGCTAGGCGTGGGCAATAGTGATTACGTAGACGTAACTATCAAAAAGCCCTTTGGCTTCAGAGACCATGATGTTATTGTGGGTTCGGGTAAGATACGCATGACTAACGGCACACGCTATATTGACTGTTGGGAAGCAAAGGGCTATAGACTAGATAGATATTTGTCCTAGATGTTTATACCATAGTCTTGTCTACGAATACCTTTGAGCATGTCTTGTCTATCCAATTCCTGTATGGTTTGTTCGTTAATTGGAGTCCTAGGATTAAAACATGCAGGCTGAGTTACTTCACTGATAAACCAGTTTAGATTATTTTTTTCAAACCAATCTAAAGTTTCCTGTTTATAAGGTAATAGAACATTAGTAAGTGCAAAGTGTACACTAATGTCACAACCTATACTTTTAAATTTCTCAAGGTTAACTAATAATTTATCCCATTTTAACGGCCAACGTTGGTATTCGTAACGACTTTCTATACCGTCAATACTTAAACATAATATTAATTTTTTGAACTTTTTAAGTACTGTTAGTAAATCTTCCGTTAATTCTATACTACCATTTGTGATAATGCTAACAGTACAGTCTTTGTTTAGTCTTTCTAATATTTCTATGTTCTTTGATTCTAAAAGTGTTTCACCGCCTAGCAGTTCCACATATTTTGCTGTATCAAAATCTATTTCATTAAGTAACTCGTCGCCTATTGTTCTTTTATGTGCTATACCATCCAAACTTTCCCACATGCTGCTATAATTTGGAGAACACATTATACAAGCAGCGTTGCAAACATTACTAGTAGTAATCTGATAGATTGTTGGCTGATAATGTGTACAAATCTTTTTTAAATTTTCAATATCTAGATCATAAAGTGTATCAGCAAGTATGTTTTGCTGTTGTCTCCTGCTCGTCTGACCTAGGTCTTCTGAGTTCCAGCATTTCTGACATGCAGAAGTTTTTATTCCATTACTAATCTCTGTTCTTATTAAATCTATGTCATAGTCCTGAGGTAACCAGCAACAGTGCCCGATACGACCTCTTGGATATATTTCTTTTGCTAACCATGGCATAACACAAAATGTATCTGACATCTATAGGTACCTGCTGTAAAAACTTGAAACTTCAGGAAATGTTTTAGTCCAATCCTGCTTCCTCCAACCATCAACCTTTTGGATCTCAGATATCATTTTTTTAATCAGTGCAGAATTTTCAACAAAATTAGTTGGTACAAGACCAAAAATATCGGTTCCGGTAATTCTGTCTATATACTCGTTAGTCATTGACTGTAAACTAAAAATACCATATGCATTATGCGTTGTATGATTAGTAATATCCCCCAAGCGATTAGTACTAAAATTAGACCTAGCCCAATTGACTAATTCATTATGATAATACAAGTTAAAAATGCTCAGGGTTTCTTCTACTAGAAACATCATATTAACTGGTGCAGTGTCAACTATTTCTTGGATATTTTCAGTAACTTGATTCCAGCTAGCTGGCCATCTAAGATATTCAAAGCGTTCAGCAACACCATCTAAACTAATATTAAGTTTTACAAGATGTGCTTTTTCTATAATAGAATAATGACGTTCTCCAATTGGCTGTGTGCCATTTGTTTGAAAACTAATTGTAAGCTGGTTACCAGCATTGGGAACATTGTTAACAAGATAGTCAGCAACTTTCCAATAACTTTCTCCAAGTAATGTCTCGCCACCGCCAAATACTACGCTTTTAAGATTAGATAAGTCTAGAGTTTTAAGTATAGCAATCATTTCCTCGACACGATCAGGTTTTGGATCCATCTCTGAGATTGCATTATTGTCCTTTAAATGTTTTTGCCAAAATGTGCTGCTATGAGGTCCACAGCTACGACATGATAGGTTGCAACTTGTGCTAAACATCAAATCTAAACGTAACGGGCCAGATATGTTTCTTTGTACACCAAACTGTTCTAACATTCCTTGTCTGAAGCTAATTAGGCCGGCACGTTCATTTGCTTGACAAGACCAACAGCTATCTAACCACTCTCCCTGATCGTTTTTTTGTCTAATTACCTCAAAGTTCTTTTTTTCCCAAACATTATTAGTTTGAATAAAGTCACTGGTGTCCAAACAACAATATTTAATATTGATTCCAGTCCCTTGTTTTAAGTTAATATTAAGACCTCCGTGAATCATAGGGCAATATGTAGAATTATCAGTCATTTTGCTTCAGACTCGCTAACATATCTTTGAGTTTCGAGCTCTGGACATTCGCAGTGATCTTAGCAACCTCCGTATCCTCTCCATCTCCGGAGTTTCCGGTTGATTTGAGTTGCTCGTAGATTGAACTGCTTTGCTTCTTAAAGTTCTGATAGTCTTCATCCTCACCTAAGTCTCTAATACGCAGGTTTTCAATATCAAACTCCAAGTCTACCTTTTGTCCAACACCACTTGAACTACGTGTTTTCATTAGCTGTATCTGATAACGTCCACGCTCACGCATTGCACGACTTGTAAAGATACCAAACACATTGTCTGCTGTATTGATCTTACTAATACCGCCACTGATGTGCGAATGGTCAAATTCAATTTCTTCCACTGCACTACGGTTCAACTGCGATGCCGTTACAAAGATTGTGTTAATTTCTCTAGCCAAGTTACGTAGTTCTTCACTTACATACTTGTCCTTAACAAACAGGTCATTGGGACTGACCTTTGCACTAACTGGCATCAACAGATCCAAGTAGTCAATAAGCAGGAAGTCAATACGCATGTTCTTTGTAATCTCAAGTTCCTTCAAATATGCTCTAACATCATTAACTGTGCTTTGTGCTGGCATATACTTGATCTGTAGGTTGCCTGCTTTCTTACCCACCATCTTAACTTTCATCTCAACAGTATCCAAGTCTTTGAATACTTCTTTAGTACTGATGTTTGTAAGCATACTGTCAATACGCATAGCACTCAACCCTTCACTAAGTTCTAGTGTTAGGTATACACCGTTGAGTCCTGCTGTTACCCAATTAACAGCCAAGTTTTGCATAAACAAACTCTTACCACTACCACTACCACCTGCAAAGATATTTAGCTCGCCCTTGTTCATACCACCAAACAGTTTACGATCCAGTGCAGGCCAACCTGTGCTTACCTGTCCGTTGTTGTCCTTGAGTGCCATAAGTCGTGCTCTAGGATTTTCAAAGTAGTCTGTACCCATGTCCTTGGTTAGACTAATCTGCACTGCGTCTTTGATTAGTTTCTCTACAGGATCATAAGTGCCTTTTTCTAGTAAGTCTGCTGCTTTTAGAATTGCACGTTCCAGTTCCTGTCGCTTGGTAAACGACTCAAACTCCTCAAGGAACCAATCGTTATGTCCTTCTGCCATTTCTGGGATAGGTTTTGCATCTAAGTGTG